AGTTAATATCATAAATTCCCAGCCATTGTCTTTGCAGAATTCAGTTGCATACTTCCACTTGGCTTGATTTACTCCCCACGCAATAACTTCATTGAGAAATTGTTTTGTCTTTCTTTTAGGAATTTTGGGTTCTCTAACGAACTTGGCTGGTTTAATTTCAATCAAGTATTTTTTTACTTGACCACTGCTTTCTTGAACTTTCATATAAAAGTCCACAAAGTATCGGTGAACTCTATTGTCTTTAGGTGAAATATAAGGAATAGCCAGCTCTTCTGATCCCCATTCCAATATGTTTGGATTACTATCGCACCATTTCATAAACTTCAATTCCCAACTAGAACGATATACAATATTGTTGGGATTCCCAATATACTTTTTAGGATTTTGTATTTTATAGAGACCCTTCATAGTCTCCTTTGTATAGGTCATATAAATAGTCCAAACTGTAAACTCAATAGGATATTTATCTTCATGGCTGATGCCCCACCACAAAAAAGAGATGCGGCCGCGGTGCAGGCCACACCTGAAGTTCCAAATAGAAGATTCAATAGAGATACTTTCAATCAGGGTGAGATGGTAAATCCCTTCAATAAGGGAAGCATTTATGCATCAACAGATAATCTAAAATACCCAGAAGGATTGAATGCACCCGATAGTGAATACACGCATTGGATTGCATTTTATCCTCTAGTTAGAGAAGGCACAACGGCAGCCGCTGCATTGAACGGAAGAGGCGCTGTATTTGAAACTTCTGGTCAACAAAGAGTAGATGCAGAACATGCCACTGCGGCAGGCGCGGCACAAGGCGCAGTTTTGGGCGCACAAACAGGCGGAGTTGCTGGTATTGCGGGTATGAAAGATGCCATGGGTGGCACTGGTGGTCTGTCTAGTTTCTTTAGAGCGGCTGGGGTAGCCGTCGCAAAAACTGTAGGCGGTGCAGTCATTGGGGGAGCAGGTGGCGCGGCATTGAATGCAATCGGTGCAAGAAGGCTGATTATGGGAGCTAAAGCCGTCGTCTTGGGCATTCAAGATAAATTGAGCTACGGGTATGCTGCAAACTATGATGTTGCTGATTTGGGTGGTATTGTTGGCGCTGCGGCGACTGGAAACTTTAGCGGCGAAGCAAGTTTAGGTGAAGCCGCTTATGATACGGGTGCCCTAGCTGCCAGAAAGTTGGCTAAACTTGCTGGTGCCATCGGTGGTAATTCGGTAACAAATCTAAAAGAAGCTACATCGAAAGCAGTTGAAAACCCATACAAAGAACAGCTATTCAAGAATATGGGATTCAGAAAGTTTGGATTCGAATATAAGTTTGCGCCGAGATCATTGGAAGAGGGCAACAAGATTTTTGGAAAAAACGGAATCATCGAAACATTTATCAATCATATGCATCCAGAGCCAAGTGCCGCGGGCGTATTTTTGATTTATCCTTCCGAATTTCTGATCGTGATTTATCACAATTCTGGTAAAGAAAATAAATATGTCCGCAAAATCTCTAACTGTGCGCTTACTGGTTTCAATATTGATTACGGCGCAGAAGGCTTTACTACTTTCCAGGGTACACAGGGTATGCCTACCGAAGCTACTATCAGACTAGAGTTTACAGAACTTGAAACCTTGACAAGTAAGAGAACAAAGTTAGGATATTAATAGTGTCGTATTTTAGTAATTTTCCATCAGGTATGCTTAAAATTGGAAACGAGTATAAGTATGTCACTGATATTTTCCGAAGAGTATATACCAAAACTCCTTCCGTGAACTACTCGGAGATTGAGACTGTTACTGTTCCAGACGGTTACACAATAGAACAAGCAAGCGATCTATATTACGGTGAAGCAACATACCACTGGGTAATTGCTATTATCAATAATTATGTGGATATCAGAGAAGAATGGCCAAAGTCTAATGCCGACCTATTAGAATATTGTAAACTAAAATATGGCGGACTGGAAGAAATTTATCAAGTGCATCACTATGAGGCTGACGGTCTAATTGTGCAATCTTCGTATGTGGGAACGAAAACAGAAGTTACTAATATGCAGTATGAAGAAAAACTGAATGATGTTAAACGAGAGATTAAAATATTGCGCCCAGAATATTTAACATATTTTGTAAACAAATTCCAGACACTAATTTCAAGGTAAAATATTATGGATCAGTATGACGAGTCAGAATTTGGTCAACCAGAACTCGATCTAGATGCATTCAAAGAACGTTCACCTGCTTTACTGCAAAAAGCTGGAGATGTTGTTTATAATGAGGTGCTTCTGATTTCTGAGGGCGCAGGTGTGATTGATATTAAAGACTATGTAGTTGAAATCAATATCTATGAGGATATGTTTTCGCCATGTCTGCACGGAAACATCATCATTCGTGATACACAGAACTTAATTGAAAAAGTTCCTTTAATTGGCGATGAAATTTTGACGTTAGATATTTCTACGCCCAAAATTACTGATTTGCCTTATGACCCCACAAACTGCATTCAAAAATCTTTTGCGGTTTATGCTATCAAGAATCGCATTCTTTCGAATGAAGATAAAGAGCAACTATATGCACTACACTTTATATCTATGGAGGGTATGCGAGATAACGTAACATATCTTTGTCAAAAATATGAAGGCACTACAGACGAGTGTGCCCAAAAAGTTTTCGATGAGGTTTTTAAAGAAATACCTCGTTATCTAAATGGTAAGAATACCGAAGCAACCGCTCCCAAGACGGGCATATACATTAGCGATCAGCCACATACTTCTAAGATATCGTTTTTGCCACCTATGTGGACACCATTTCAAATTATGAATTATCTGGCAAAGAGATCGATTGGTACTACGGTACCAGATGCGCCGACCTATCTGTTCTACGAAACCACTAAGTCATTTTACTTCTGTTCTGTTAGTGGTCTTATTAAATCTCAGTTAGACGCTGGATACGTGGCAAATAAATTTAAATACCGCAAGAAAGAATTTAATGAGCAATTAGGTGAAGATGCTATCCGGGCGGGTTACACTCATGTTGAAAATCTAGAATTCCTAACTAACATGGATGTTCTTCAAGGTCAAGACTTGGGACATTTTGCAAGTTCTTTATGCACTCTTGATATGGTAAACAAAGAATATATCGGCACTGTCTACGACCATGGATTTGAATTCCAGAAGTATCCGCATCTGGGTAATTATGAATCCACTCCCACTAGCGTCACTCCTACCAAGAAAGAAAAGAAATACAATTCAATCTTTCCGGCTAATGTGATTAGATCGTCGGACAGTAAAGTATTCATTGAAACCATTCATAAGGGCGTGCTAGATAATCAAGATGATGAACTAATGAATCTACATCCTGAAAGATATGTGCAACAAAGAAATAGTTTGTTCTCTGATATTACAACGTTGAAAATGAAAATTACTGTTCCTGGTAGAACAAACATGGAAGTTGGTACGATTGTCGATTTAGATTATCCATCGGTATCGGCCGATAGAGATAAATCTGCGAGTGAAGATATACGAGACAAATGGATAAGTGGTTACTATATGATAACTGCAATACATCACCAAATAACAAAACTTAGACACAATGCAATATGCGAAATTTCTAAGGATTCATATTTGAACGATCTGGTTACTGTCACAGAAAATGCACCTACAACAGAAAAGCCAGCCGCAAACCCTCCCACAAATGCGCCGACACCAACAGCGCCCGCGCCAACCAGCTAAATAGATCGATGGAGTAATTTGTATTATGATGGATAACAGAACAACTAATAACGTTGGTCAGTTTTACTGGTGGTTCGGCGTGGTCGAAGATCGCGACGACCCCTTACGCATGGGTAGATGCCGTGTTCGTATTATGGGCTATCACATAGATAGCAAAGAAATACTTCCTACCGAAGATTTACCATGGGCATTTCCAATTATGCCCGCAAACAACCCTTCTATCTCAGGTACAGGTACTTCATCAAACGGTGTCGTTACTGGTACTTGGGTAGTAGGCTTCTTCGCAGATGGGTCTGACGGTCAACATCCAATGTTCTTCGGCACAGTCGGTGCTGTTCCTGGTGGACCATACGGAGATCCTTGTGCGCCCGCGGGTGGCAATTCAGCAAGCGATACCGGCGGTGAAACAGGCTCGTTCACTGAGCCAAGCGGAAATGCAAAGTCTTTAGAAGAGTATCTAGAAAAATTCTTAGATACAAATGGGCCCCAATTACCCAACTGGGGTCCAATGGCCAAAGCTGCTATTATGGCACAGTGTGCCCATGAAACCGGAAACTTTGTTTACTTGAAGGAATACGGCTCAGAAAGTTATTTCACGAAATACGACCCTGGTAATCACAAAGATGCTAGAGCTAACGGAAATACCCAGGTAGGCGATGGCGCAAAGTATAAGGGTAGAGGATATATTCAATTAACTTGGAAAAATAACTACATCAAAGCCGGGGAATATATTCGAAAAGATTTGCAGAATAATCCAAAACTCGCGGAAACCAAAGAGATTGCAGCAATGTTGGTAGTATGGTATTTCAAAACCCAACGAGCTAGAATTGGCAATGGTAATAAATGGGGTGATATCGTCGCTGTAACTAAAGCGGTTAACGGCGGAACAAACGGCCTTGACGATAGAAAAGCGAAGTTCGCCCACTATAAAAAGAAGTATGGAATAGCATAATGTCATTACTACAAGCAACAAGTCTTATTACTTCTGGCGTAAAGTCATTAAAGACTGGCAAACTACCCGATCTTGCATCTACTGTTAATGCGCTATCCTCCGCAGGTGTTTTATCTAAAGACGAAGCCAAAGTTGTAAAAGCAGGTTTGTCCCTAGCAAACACTGTTGCGTCAGGAACTTCTACAAATTTATCTATTGTTACAAATAGTCTTGCAACAGTTGGAATTTTAACCAAGACAGAAGCGACCACTTT